TATACATAAAACACTTTTCTCTCTGTGTTTGATTTAATTATATCATAGAGAACACTTCCATGTTTCTCTACAAATTGAAATAGCACCAGTGTATTACCTTTCAGTGCCAATGTCAAGTCTTTTATAAATTCATTTCTTTTTGGGTGTGTAACAATAAAATCAATTTCATCTTGATAGTTCATATCCTTTACGAGTTTACACTCATGTTCTGGATATGTTAAGACTAGCGCCTTAATCTTAAATGATGCTAGTGTTTTCTCATCAATCAACTCTTTTGTTGTGGTGACTTTATTTAGTGAACCAAAGAGTCCTTCTAGAACTAATCTATGGGTTTGCATACCATCTAATGTACCTGTCAACCCAAATCTATACGGGCAAAGATGTAATTTAGTGAGGATTGTTGTAAGAGATTTTGCTTTAAACAGGTGTGCTTCATCACCAATGACACAACCAAACTGTTCAAAGTATTTTGTAGGAAACTTGTATATTGACTGCCAAGTAGAAATAACAACACGTTTTGTGACGTTCTTATCATATCCACTGTATATCTTCTGCATATACTCTTCTTGCCATCCATAGTCGATAAAGTCAGAATACATCTGTTCTACCAGAGATGTTGTTGGAACAAGAATTAGAATCTTATCTGTTGCTTCTGATTCTAAAAGCAACATATAATAACGCACAAGAATATAGATTATAAGTGACTTACCCGAAGCAGTAGGACTGAGAAGAAGAGACCTATGATTTCTGATTGCATAATCCACGGCATCGACTTGGTAATCACGAGGTTTGATATTTCTTCCATTGGATCGAAGTCTAAGCTGTCTAATGAATCCATCAAGTATTTTTCTGTCGATATGTTTTTCATTTTTCAATTCCTCATTTATAATATAGGGTTCGTCCATATCATCCAACCATTTGATTAGATATGGTAACAAACCTAGATAAAGTTCTCCTGTTGCTGGAGAAAACAGTCGTATTTTTCCATCCCAAATACGATTACGATATGCAGGCATAAACTTAGCGCCTGGCACTTCAAATGTAAAAAAGTCCGATAGCGCCCTTGCAGTTGACCTTTCTGTGTCAACTGTAAGATAAACTTCATTCTTTTTTGATATTTCAGTCAATTATAGAGTTCCCTCTGTAAATCTCTTCCAATCAATAGAATTTTTTATATTCTGATGTCGCCATGTAAGTTCTGTAATAACTTCAGTACAAACATAAACACACTGTTCGTAATATGCAATTTTATTTTTTAGATTATTCATATCCTCATCACCATCCAAGTAAAGAGGAATGTCTGCCTTCAATACTTTATGGTCAAATGGATTGTCTCTGTAAACTTCAGCAGTTGACTTACCACCATAATATTCTGTCTTTTTAAGTTTCAGAACATTAAAGTCTCCTTTTGTTTTCTTAACAAGAAGTGACCAGTGACTATGGTATCTCAACCACTTACTTTTTAGATTGGGGATTTTAAGGGATTCGATGTCCAGAGAAAGGTCATCAATCTGACTATCTTTCTCTGCTTCTTTTTGCAGTTCTTCTAAGTTCATTCTATATTCACATCCTAATAATAAAAGCGAGCAGTGATTGGTTAGAACTTGCTGTTCTATATTATCTCACTGAGGAGACTAAAAGTTGATTGTTCAAGTCAACCTTCTCATCTGCTCATAGTTATTTATAATACCTCAAATTCGTAGATATTGTATTTAAAAGTAGCAGTTGCTGTCAACTGTTCTGTATCTGATATTTGAGTGTTATATGTTAGTCCACTAAGAGAGAGTGGATAAACATCCTTGAAATTTACTCTTAGTTTTGGATTATTTTTATTTGTCAGTATAGTTACTGTAGCGTCAGTCATAAGAGATTTTGGATTTCCACTTGCACCGCCTGATGGTGTTGCCAAACTTGCATCTCCTCTTACCGCTGAAGCAAATTGTTCAGTATTTTTAGGAAACCCTATACCAATCATCCAATCATGGATTTCACGATAATTTGATAAATCTTCATTCACCAAAAAAGAAACTTCCAAATCTGCAAAATCAAGAGTATCTCCCATAAAAGAAATAGACTTGAAACGAGTGTTAATAGATGCATCACCAGAGAATGATATTCCTGGCACATTTACACTTGTAACAAAGTATTCCACATTGGGTAACTTTAACAAATTAAACCGAAATTGACTAGGACTTGCTAAATCCAAGTTATCTGGTTGTCTTGAGAGTGGGTTAAATTCTACCATAATTTTCTTCCTTTATAGTATTTATATCGCTAATAAAAAAAGGGAGAACCCGAAAGTTCTCCCCAAGATTGGTTTAATCCAATTCTTTTTATTATTACATGATGTTCGTAACTTGAACTCTTCTGTAATATACGTTGTCGTTTGCAGTGATAACACCAGAACGAACAGCGGCACCACCAGCAAATGGGTTTGCAGTAAGACCATAACGTGTCTTGAAACCAATTTTTGGCTGGAATGTGTTCTCACCAACTGCACGAACCATTTGCAATGGAACGTATGGGCAGTAGAAGATACCAGCATCGTATGGTGAAGTACCTTTGTATCCAACAACAAAGAACTGCTTTGCAGCGGCGTTTGCTGAATATGGATCAATGTACACTTTGTAACGTCCGTTAAGAACACCAGCAAATGTGTTACCAGCATCGTCAACTGACAAGTTGTTGTTGAGGGCAGGAGATGTATCAAGAACACCTGCCATCTGAAGTGCAGAAGCAACATCAGAAGAACAGATAATCATGTTACCTTTACCTCTACGAGTCTGTTGAGCGATTACGTTTGCTTCTCTCTCAACTTGGAACATAAGTCCTTTGAACTTCTCAACTGACCAACGTCCGTTTGAATCAACGTCCATGTCAAAGACACCAGCAGTTGCGGTATCAGTCTGGGCACCGATTTTAGCAGATGTGTAAACAGTTCTAACAACTTCTCTGTTGATTTCGTTAAGAATTTCACCAGAAAGAATGTTAGCAAGTTCTGTTTCTGCGTCAAGACCGTGAATTGCTTTAAGGTCTTGTGCAAGTTCCATTGTGTATTCTGCTTTAAGGGCACGAGTTTTTGCTTCAACAGAGTTCTTTTCGATTGAGAACGCCATTTCTGCAAAACTGTTACCAGCAGAGTCACCCAATGCTTCAGCAGCAGCAGTTGACATACCAGTACCATTTGTGTATGTGCCTGGTGTAGCATCGTTCAACAGGGCAGGGTTAGTTCCTTCATGGGTGCCAGCACCAGAGAAGTCTGTATCGGCTTCGTTATACTGATTTTCAGCACCAGCTTGGTTAGTATAACGTGAACGCATCGCAAAGATAAGTCCTGTTGGGCCTGTCATAGGTTGAACGCCAGCAATATCATAAGCGATAAGGTTTGGCATTGCACGGCGAACAAGTGAAATTAGGATCGGATCCCAATTATCAACTGAAGCGCCTGTTGCGTTAGTTGGTGCAGCTTCTCCAAGGAACGATTTGTCCTCACGAAGTGCTTTTTCTTGGTTTTCTAGGATGATTGTGGTTACAGCCTTACGATAAGAGTCTTTAATCTCTGGAAGATCATTGTGCTCTAAGACTGGTTGCCACTTCTCCTGTAGATGTTCTGTTTTGAACATTTTGTTTCTCCTTGTTGAGTTTTCTAATAATATTTATAAAAACTAGATTTTTGGAAAAATATTTTTCCGCAAACTTAATCTTTAGCCCGCTTTACATTTCTACTGATTGCAGTCATATAAGCAGACATTGCACCAGTTGTATCGAAAGATTCTGAACCATCAGTTTCAGAGTCTACAGATTCAGCGATAGTGGTTGCCTTTGGAAAATAACTTTCCTTAAGCGTGTCGAGTTTACTTCTGAAAGAACCTTCATCTGTAAAATCTACATCTTCTGCAAGAGACTTAAACTTCTCTACCTCTGTATCGGCGAGGTCAGAAGCAATTTCTGCAAAAACTGATTCACGAACCAATTGATCATTCTGCTTTTTCATTGAAGCAGTCTTTTCAATCTGTTCGTTGAGTTTTGATTCAAGTTCGTCAATCTTTTCAGACTGAGTTCCAAGAATATCATACTTTTCGTCTGGAACATCAATGTAATGTTCTTCAAAAAGTGATTTAAGGCCTGAAATGAAATCTTCAGCAATCTCGCCTTTGAGACCTCTTTCGATTGCAATTTCGTTCTCTTTCATCCACTCTTCTACAACGTAGTTCATGTATGCGTCAACTTTTTCAGTCAACTCATCACGCACTCTATTGATTTCTTCAGCGATTTCTTGAGTTTTTGCTTCCTCAATTCTTTCAACTTCAGAACGAAGTTTAGATTTAACAGCAGCCTCAAAAATTGTTGATGCCTTTTCTTTGAATTCTTCAGTAAGTTCCTCCCCCTCTACGAGAGCAGTAACATCTTCAGAAACGTCTACAGATGCAAGACGGTCATCAAGAGTAGATTCGTCAACTGACTCATCTTTCTTTTCCATTGAACCGTAACCTTCACCGTTACACATTGCTTCGTATGCTGCCTTGAGATCTTGGGCTTTCATGCTTTCCATCTTCTTCTGCATTTCTGCCTTCATCATCTCTTTAGTCATCTTACCTTCTTCTAGTTCCTCACCATCGTGATCTACTTGATCACCAGCAGCAAGGGGTTCTTTAATTGCAGTTGGAGTATCATTTCCACCGGCATCTTTTGCACCTTTAGTCTGAACATCACTGGCCTTCTTTGTTGCTTTCGCACCATCTGGGCCCTTTGCTGTCTCTGGACTGTCAACTGCTTTGCCTAGGTCTTGAACTTCCCCATCTACTTTTTCCATTGAGTCGCCTTTAGCAGCACCCTTTGTTGGGGCGTCCTGTGCAGCTTCTTCAAGTTCTGCTTGGACTTCCGCTTCTAGTTCCTCAATTGTCTTGTCTAGTTCTGACATTGGGATTTTCTCCTTGAGTTGTCTATTAACATATTTATAATGATTAAAGTTTTGACAAGAATTTTGCAAATGCGAGGGCGGAAACATTAGATTGTTTCGCTCTTACACCTTCATTAATCTCATCTTTGATGTTTTGAATCTCTACTTCTTTAAGTAGTCCGTTATCCCAAACCCACTCTTTACCTTCCATGATACCTTCAACGAAGGCCTGAGGTGCAGAAGGGTCTGCAACAATATCTGCCGCAGTGGCAAGATAAAAATCATCTTTCACATAGTTAGCACCGCCCTTAGATTCCAGTGAA